GGTAACCGCGAAGTGCGGGAACCCTCCAGACACTGGGTTTTTCAGGGAATGTAACGAGTTTACAGGTGTGTGTGAGGTTGGGTGTTGATGAGGAATCTATACAGTATCAACGGTTTGGCGGTGGAGTTGGGGCGTGATGCGAGGGCTGTGACCAAGGCATTGGACGGAGTGAAGCCGGACGGTGGGGACGGTCGGGGCCCGAAATACCACATGACGACCTACTTAAAGGCCACGGAGGACAAACCAGCACAGGAGCCTGTGACTGTTACCCGCGACGAGGCCGACACGAGGTTGAAGCTGGCGCAGGCGGAGTGGGCGGAGATGAAGAACGCCCGGGAGAGGGGGGAGAACCTCCCTGTGGACGCTGTGTTCTCAATTCTGGAGTCGGTGGTGATGAACTACCGGTCGAAGTTGTTGGGACTAAGTGGGAAGTTGTCGCCCCAGTTGGCCGGAAAGGCCGAGGGGGCTGTAAAGGAAATACTCGATGGCGCGGTTGACGAAACACTCACGGAACTCTCGCGGTTGCGGCCCGAAGACTTCACCAGTGAACTTGAGAGAAACATGGCGAAGGCTGGCGCGGGTGATTCAGATGACGGCCCCACCGCCAAGGCAGACCGTGTCGGAGTGGGCGGACGCCGAAAGAAGGCTGTCGCGGGAAACGTCGGCGGAGCCGGGCCAGTGGAGGACAAGTAGGGCACCGTATCTGCGGGGGGTGATGGACGCATTCTCCGACCCCTTGGTATCTCATATCGTGATGATGTCCTCGGCGCAGGTTGGGAAGACCGAGACCATATTGAACTGCCTTGGGTATGTGATGTCCAAGGACCCCGGGCCCGTCCTGCTGATTCAACCGACTGTTGAGGATGCCAAGGAGTTCTCCAAGGACCGGATCGACCCGATGTTGCGGGACTCCCCGTGCCTGCGGGGAATCGTGAAGGAGAAGCGGTCCAGGGACTCCGAGAACACGATGTTGCACAAGCGGTTCGCCGGGGGCCATGTGACCCTACGGGGGGCCAACTCTCCATCGGGGCTGTCGGGACGGCCTATCCGGTACGTCCTGGCGGATGAGGTGTCCCGGTGGGAGGCCGCCGCCGGGAAGGAGGGTGACCCACTGTCCCTCGCCATGAAGCGGACCACCACGTTCTGGAACCGGAAGATCGTCATGACCTCAACTCCGGGGGTGAAGGGGGCCTGCCGGATCACCGCCGCCTACGAGGAATCCGACCAGAGGAAGTTCATGGTCCCCTGCCCGAAGTGTGGGGGGATGCAGGCGCTGTTCTTCCAGAGTGGGTTCGGGGACGTGCCGGGGAAGGTCGGGGGGCTGAAGTGGGACAAGGACTCCGCTGGCGCCCACCTGCCCAAGACCGCCTGGTACGAGTGCGAGCACTGCGGGGCCCGGATTGAGGAGACGGAGAAGGACGGAATGCTGGCGCGGGGTAAGTGGACCCCGACGGCGGAGTTCAACGGGCGGGCGGGGTTTCACATCAACGAGCTCTACAGCCCGTGGGTCCGGTGGGGGAAGCTGGCCGAGGACTTCCTTGAGGTCAAGCACTCCAGGAACCGGGAGAGGATGCAGGTCTGGGTGAATACTGTGTTGGGGGAACCGTACTACGATCCCTCAGACACAACCAACGAGGGAGAACTGATGAACCGCCGGGAGAGGTGGGAGTCCCTTCCGCTGGGGGTGCTGTGCCTCACCGCCGGGGTGGACGTGCAGGACAATCGGTTGGAGTATCTCGTGTGGGGATGGGGCGAGGGTGAGGAGGGGTGGCTGGTAGAGTACGGGCAGATCATGGGGGACACCCAGTACTGCCACATGGGGGCGTGGAAGGAACTGGACCTGGTCCTGGGGAAGCGGTGGAAGCACGCCAGGGGGTTCGAGATGGGGGTGGCGGCGGCGGCAATCGACTCGGGGTACAGGTCTGCGGAGGTCTACAAGTTCTGCAAGGCCCGCATAGGCCGCCGGATTTACGCTACAAAGGGCATTCCAGGGCCGGGGAAGGGTGTGGCCCGCCTGTCAGGGGACCGGAAGAAGGGCTCCATCCTGTTCCTCGTTGGGGTGGATGACGTCAAGAATGACCTACACGCGAGGCTCAAGCTGGCCTCTCCGGGGCCGGGGTATATGCACTTTCCTGTTTCGGGGATGGTGGACAAGGAGTTCTTCGAGCAGTTGACCTCCGAGCACAGGAAACTTAAGTACAACAAGGCGAACTTCCCGACCTATGTGTGGGAGAAGAAAAGCCAGTGGAGAAGGAATGAAGCGTTGGATATGACGGTCTACGCCATGGCGGCGGTCTTCATCATCAAGCCGAACTGGGGCGCGATCAAGGAACACAACGAGCACCTGGTCCCGGTGGAGGCCCCCGCACTGCCGCCGGCGCCGAAGAAGTTGCCGGTCCCAACCCCGCCCAGACACCGTTCGTTCGCAACAAGGTGGAAATAGGTGTTGCGGAATCTGTGGACTTGGTGGATAATTTTCTTGGGGGAAGCGGATTGTGATATCGCTTGTCCTACGATGTCCCATCTATCGAGCCCGAGCAGATCATCGTCGGAGAGACCGTCAAGTGGGATGTATCCCTTGATGACTATCCCAACGACACATGGTCGCTGACTTACAACTTCAACCACACAACCGCCGCCAATAACTTCAACGCGAACGCTGTCGCATACGGCAACGACTACCGCGTGACGCTGACCTCCGCCCAGACCGCCGTTCTCACTGCCGGTGATTATGACTGGTACATGAGGGTCACAGATGGCAGTGAGGTCTACTACGTCGAGAACGAAGACGGCACTCATCGCACTGGTCTGACGACGGTCTATTCCAACCCCCAGTCTGCTTCTACCACCAGAACCCTCTCGCACTACAAGACCGTCCTTGACAGATTGAAAGCGGCCATCGAAGGACAGGCAACGGCCTCCGTCCTCTCGTACTCGGTCGCCGGTCGGAGTCTGGAACACTACTCCGCCGCCGAACTGATGGACCTCCGGGACAGATACCAGACCCTCTACAACCAGGAACTGGCAAAGGTCCGGGCGCAGAAGGGCCTCTCGACTTACAACAAAGTACAGGTCCGATTCACGGAGCCCACATGAGCTTTATCTCGAACCTGATGAACCGGATGGGGTACGTCACCAAGAAAAGCGCACGACGGGCTTTCGAGGCGGCGAAAGGTCGTTCGGTCCTTGAGGACTGGCTGAGGTCCAACCAGCACATCGACGAGGAGCTCAAGGGGGACCTGCGACCACTGGTCTCCAGGGCGCGGCAGTTGTGCCAGAACGAGCCGGGTGCCGCCGGGTTCGTGAAGGTTTTCAGAAGGAATGTCTTCGGATCGCAGGGGATCACGTTGCAGATGAAGGTGAAGGATCCCGCTGGGACGATGGACAAGAGAGCAAACGACCAGATCGAGACCGCCTGGTGGGGCTGGGGGCAGAAGAAGAACTGCACGGTAACGAGGGATACGACGTGGAGGCAGTTGCAGTGGCTGGCCGGGTCTCTGCTGATCTCGGACGGTGAAGTGATCGCCCGAAAGATCACAGGGTTCCAGAACGACCACCGATTCGCACTGCAACTCATCGACCCCATTCTCTTGCCGACTGACTACAACCAGAACCGGACGAACAACACCCCCGAGATCGTCATGGGAGTGGAGAAGGACAAGTACGGGGCGGCGGTCGCGTACCACTTCCGCAAGGCCGAGAGCACGGCGGACTTCACCGGGTACTCGACCGGAGACTACGTCCGGGTCCCCGCAGACCAGATCATCCACCTGTTCCCCAAGTACCGGACAGGTCAGACCCGTGGGTGGCCGCTGATCGTGCCAGCCATGATGACCATGAAGATGCTCGGGGGGTACGAGGAGGCTGAGGTCGTGGCCGCCCGCGCCGGCGCGGCGAAGTTGGGGTTCATCAAGTCCCCCATCGGGGACGAGTTCGTTGGGGAACCGACCGGGTCGGGTGCCGATGGGTCGAAGTACATGGACTTCGAGCCGGGGTCGATCAATCAGCTCGCCGCCGGACAGGACTTCGTGGGTTGGGACCCGTCCCACCCCAATACCGCATACGCCGAGTTCGTCAAGGCCGTGAAGCAGACCATCGCCTCCGGGTTGGGGATGAGTTATCCCACCTTCTCCGGGGACCTGGAAGGAGTGAACTTCTCCTCCATCCGGGCCGGACTGCTCGAGGAGCGCGAGGAGTGGAAGTATCTCCAGGCCCTCATCATCGACGACTTCTGCACCCCCGTGTTCGAGGCGTGGCTGGAGACAGTGCTGACGACCCAGAAGGTTCCTCTGCCCCTGTCGAAGTACGAGAAGTTCAACTCCCCCCAGTGGACCGGACGCCGGTGGCCGTGGGTGGACCCGGAGAAGGATCTGCAAGCCAGCATCCTCTCCATCGACAACGGGCTCATGTCCAAGACGGAGATCGTGAACGAACAGGGCCGGGACTACGAAGACGTCCTCCTGGAGATCAAGACCGAGAAGGACCTGGAGCAGAAGATCGGCGTCGAACTGAACGCTGACAAGAAAATGAACATCGAGAAGGAGGCGGCCCTAGCCGCCAAAGAGAAACCCGCGCCCGAGAAGGGCAAAGGAAAGGCAGGGGTGAAAGAATGAAGACCCCAAGTAAGACCGTTGCAAAACAGTTCACCAGACCCATGGAACGCGGCCTCGCCGTTGAGAAGGCGACCGTTGACCTGGAGAACCGAACTGCGACATTCAGCTTCAGCTCCGAACACCCGGTGGAACGGTGGTTCGGGATGGAGATCCTGTCGCATGATTCGGGCGCACCTGACCTGTCTCGTCTGAAGAACGGTGGTTCCGTTCGTGACGAGCACGAGGGTGACCAGATCGGCGTCGTCGAGGATGCGTGGATCGAGGAGAAACGCGCATGGGTCCGGGTTCGCTACTCCGCGAACAATCCCAGAGCCGATGTGGTCCTGAAGGACATGGCCGATGGGATCAGAAGGAACGTCTCGTTCAGGTATCGAATCCTTGAGTCCGTGCTGAGTGGCGCGGATGAGAAGGACGGTGTCAGGATGGAGACGTGGTTGGTCACGCGCTGGGAGCCGATTCATGTGGCCCACGTTGCGGACCCCGCCGACCCCAATGTGGGGTTGAGGGCCGCCGAAGGCGTGGAGACGACATTCATCCGCGAAAGCGGGAAAGAGGAGACAGAGATGTCACAAGAGATCCAGACGCCCACCGTGGACGTCGATGCGATCCGCAAGGAAGGCGAGGCCAAGTTGGCCGCCGCCATGACCCTGCGGGATGCGTTCGACAGTCAGGCCGAGGCGATCATCGAGAAGCACGGGCACATCGAGGGTGTCCGCGACCTGGTCAAGAAGGCCCGGTCGGAAAAGTGGACGACCGACAAGCTCGGGTCCGCCACGCTCGACATCATCGCCGAGAATCGGGATGCCACGAAGACGTACAAGCCCGAAGCCGCGCTTGGGATGTCCGACAAGGAAGTCAAGCAGTACGACTTCCACCGGGCCATCCGCAACGTCCTCGACAAGAAGGACGACAACCTGGAGGGCGAGTGCCACCGCGAGATGGTAAAGAAGTTCGGCGCTCCCAAGCAGGGCGACGTCTACATCCCCTACGACATCCAGAAGCGTGACCTCACGGTCGCCTCTGGGTCCGGCGGTGGATTCCTCGTCGGCCAGGACCGGATGGGATTCATCGACCTGCTTCGCAACAAGCAGGCCCTGACCCAGCTCGGTGCGACCCGTCTCACGGGTCTCAAGGGCGACGTGTACGTTCCCAAGCAGACCGGGGCCTCGACGTTCTACTGGGTGGCGGAAGGCACGGCCATCACGGATAGCAACCTGACGTTCGGTCAGTTGGCCCTCACGCCGAAGACCGGCGGCGGTCTCGTGGAGATCAGCCGTCAGTTGCTTTTGCAGTCCGACCCGTCGGCGCAGTCGCTGACCATGTCGGATCTGGCGAAGGTGATGGCTCTCGGTGTCGATCTGGCCGCCCTGGAAGGCTCGGGCTCCTCGGGCGAACCCCGTGGTCTGTTGAGCACCAGCGGCGTCGGGACCGTGACCTGGAACTCGTCCACTCGTTGGACGAACGTCCTTGAGTTCGAGTCCGACATCGCCACCGCCAATGCGGAAGTCGCCGGCATGAAGTGGCTGACGACCCCCGCCGTGCGTGCGGTCATGAAGGGCAACCTCAAGACCTCCGCCGTGGGTGGATACCTGATGGAAGACAACGGGACCATGAACGGCTACCCGACCATCGTGTCCAACCAGTGCAAGAGCGGATACCTCATCTTCGGCGACTGGAGCCAGATGGTCGTCGGCGAGTGGGGGACGATGGAACTGAAGGTGGTGGAGAACGGCACGAACTACAAGGCCGGCGCCATCGAGGTCCTCGGGTTCATCACGGTGGACGTCGGTGTCCGCCAGCCGACCGCATTCAGCTACGCCTCCAGCGTGGCCTAACCAATCCAAGGGGGAGACATGGAGAAACGACCTGAAAAGCTGAACGTCAAGGTGATCCGAACCTTCGTGTGGGACGGAAAATCGACGACCAAGGGGGAGAAGATCACGGTCCCCTACTCGCTCGCCGTGGAGTTGGAGACGGCGAGGAAGGTTGAGATTCTCCAAGAACCCAAGAAACCGGCGGCCGCCCCGGCGGCCGCTTCGTAACCAGTACAAGAAGGAGAACAAGACATGAGTTCCAGAGCCAGGGACGTCTACAACGGCGTCACAGCGACCAACCTCATCGCCCCTCAGACGGCGGCCGCCGCGGTGCAATCCGCCGCGATCGACACGACTCAGATGGACGGTGAACTGGGGGTCCTGATGGAAGTGGCGACGGGTGGGACGGGGACGCTCAATGCGAACCTGATCAACTGCGCCACCGAAACGGGAACCTACACCGAGCTGACGGACGTGGACTTCACGGCTGTCACCACGGCGGTGTCCACCCAGTACGTCGGCGTGGACAAGAACAGTTGCAAGAAGTACATCAAGATGAACATCGACCCCGGCACGTCTCACGACGTCTCGGCGACCCTGTTCAGCAAGAACCAGGTCATCTAACTGGAATGGGCGTGGCGGGGGGAAACCCCCGCCGCACTCATGGAGGCCACAGTGGCGCGTGTACCCGGTGACTTTGAGGCAGACCTTGACAGCTTTCTCAACACGAGCGAGTTCGCCGAGACGGCCACATACACGGTGTATGGCGGGAGTGCGGCTTCCATAAGTGTGATCTTCGACAACACGGGGAATGTGATAAACCCTGCGACCCTTGAGGTTGAATCCTCGGGGCCGAAGGTGACGTGCAAGACCTCGGATGTCGAGAACGCATCGAACAGGGACACTGTGGTGATCGCTTCAATCACCTACTACGTCACGAAGGTTGAGCATGACGGTACAGGGATGAGCGTCCTGTACCTGTCCAAGAGGGCGGCGCATGGCGGATAGCCTGAGAGAACAGATCATGAACGCCGTCGCCACCAGGATGGGGACCATCCTCACCGCCAACGGGTACGCCACGAACATCGGTTCTAAGTTCCACGAGTGGAAAGTGACTGCGTGGGAGGAGAACGAGGTTCCTGGGGTCACCGTCCGAGACTACGAGGAGACGATAGAACACGCGGCGTCAAGCAGGGACTACCCCAAGCTCAAGGTGGGGATCGAGGCCGCCGACATCGCGGTCGCGGACCTCGGAGCACAGGCGAGGAAGATCATCGCCGACATAACGAAGGCCGTTGGAACGGACGTCAACTGGACGGTCTCTAGTACCAGGTTGGCGCAGATGACGAAGAACCTTGGGAACAAGGTCCAAGCAGAGCAGGAGAACGAGACCATCGTTGTCGTGACGGTTGAGATAGAGATCGACTACCGCATGGCGAAGTGGGACCCATACACACAGGTTGGGCAATAACAGGAGGAAGACATGACAGTCGCATTCGGAGTCGGAGCGTGCATCGGGTTCGCGGAGGAGTCCATTTACGGGACAGCGTTGACTCCGACGAACTGGACCGAGATCGAGTCGGAGTCCATCCAGGCCACCCGTGGGGCGGTCCTGCGTCCGACCCTGCGGACCCGGTCCACGAGGTACTACCAGAAGAAGAAGTACGACACGTCGGGGTCGTTCACGGCCCCAGTGTGCTACCGAGGGAACATCGACCTGCTGTTCAAGCACGCCCTCGGTTCGGTGGCGACCGGCGCCGCGAACGGGGACTCGGCATACGTCCACACGTTCACCTGCGCGGATGCCATCCCCGTTGGGCTGACCTTGGAGGTCCACCGCGACCCCACTGCGGCCACCAAAGCCTTCCAGTTCCCCGGTTGCCAGATCGGGAAGCTGACCCTCAAGCAGGAAGCGGAAGCCCCGCTGATGGCTGAGATCGAGGTCACCGGGAATGGTACGCGGTCGCAGATCACTGCCACCACCGAGTCGTATCCGACAGTCACATCCATCGACTGGGACGACTTTGCACTGACCATGAACGGTACGGCGGTGACGCCTCGCACGTTCGAGGTTACGGTCACCAATCCGCTGGCGGACGACAGGTACAACCTCGGGACCGTCACGCGGAAGGGCCTTGGTCCTTCGGGTCCTCGGGAAGTCACCGGGACCGTTGAACTGGAGTTCGACGGGCTCACGCAGGTTGGGTACTTCGAGAACCTAACGGAGGCCAACCTGCTAGCGACCTGGACCGGGCCCACCGCCGCCGGTTCGACCGCCTACGCCATGACCGTCCAGGTCCCCCGGGCCGTGTTCGACACCGATGGGATGGAGACCGCCGATGAGGGCCCCTACATCCTGAAGATGCCGTTCAAGGGCGTGTACGACATCACCAACGGTCTGGGCGAGATCCAGATGACTCTCACAAACCTCAACACCAGCGTCTAGGAGGACACATGAATCTGGAGGAGTACAGGGCACGCACGACCAAGACGGTCGAGTGCCCTTCGGGGGCGCAGGCGGTGATCCGCAAGCTGACCGTCGGTGACTTCGCCAAGGTCCTGGGGTCGATCCCCGGAATGAGCATCGCCAAGGTCGCTGACGCCAAGGTCGAGGACTTCGACCTGGACAAGGTGATGGCGGTGCAGAAGATGTACCTGTGCAGGGGAGTCGTTTCGTTTGCCGATGGGAAGGTCGTCGAGGGCGAGTCGGGTGATGGAGTAATTTCCTGGGATGACATCTCCACCGAGGACTCGACGTTCCTGATGAGCGAGATACAGAATCTGTCAAACCCACCCCGGAAGGTGGAAGGAGGTGCGCCGGAAGGCGCAAGGTTTCCTACGTCATAGAACCCATGTGTTGGCTCTTGACGCCTTGGCGCGGAGGTACGGGGTGCTCCCCACGGACCTGTTCGCGCTGTCCCTTGAGGACTACAACCTGAACCTCCTGATCTTCAATGAGGGAGTGAGTGCCGAGAACCAGGCGATAAAGAAGCAGAACGAGGCGGCCAAGAGAAGATGAGCATCAACCCCATACATATCATCATAAAGGCCACGGACCAGGCGTCTCAGGCCCTACGCGCTCCAATCAAGTCCTTCAAGGACTTCAAGTCCGCCGTCGTTGCGATGGCCCCGGCCCTTACCATGGCCGCGACCGCCGCCGCGACGGCTTTTGCTTTTATGGCACAGAAGGCTATCAACTCCGCCGAGGAGATGAACAAACTCTCGCAGATCACGGGGTTCACCACGGAGGCGCTGTCGGGTTTGAAGTATGGCGCCGAGCAGTCCGAGACCTCACTGGATGCTCTCACAAAGGGTCTCCAGAGGATGTCGAACGGACTGAGGGATGTTCAGAGGGGGGCTGGGAAAGAGGTCAAGGCGGCGTTCGCGGACCTCGGGGTTGAGATATACAACACCAACGGGTCGCTCAAGACCAACGAACAGTTGCTGAACGAGGTCGCCGACAGGTTCTCCAAGATTTCGGACGGTGGTCAGAAGACTGCCGCCGCGATGAAAATATTCGGGAAGTCGGCGGGCCCGGACCTCATCCCGATGTTGAACGGAGGGGCCGCCGGACTGAAGGCGTTCGCCAAGGAGGCCGAGGAGCTTGGAATCATCATCGACTCCAAGACGGCTCGGGCGGCGGACCAGTTCAATGACAACATCGCCAAGCTGAAGAACTCCATCACCGGAGTCGTCCAGACCATCGTGGCCAAGGCCCTCCCGCAGTTC